GAGGCCGACAGTGTAACAGTGAAGACGACCAGAAACTTGCCGTTCAACATGACCGAAACGGCGCAGGTCGTCGCGCTCCTTGCCGGAGGGAAGCAGATACTTTCTCAAGAGGCCCTGCTCAACCTTTTCCCGCGCGATATAGTCGAGGACGTCGCCGAGGAGATTGCACGCGTTAAAGAAGAAACGCCGACGCTCTCGAATCCATTCGCGGGGCTTGAATGACGCTTGCCGATTATATGTACGGACTGGAAACCCGCCTCATGGAAATCGTGGCACGGAATCTGGTCCGAGGCAATAAGACAGACTGGCAGGAAAAGAAGCTTTCTCAGCTAGGGCTGGTAAACGCCGAGGTGATAGCCGAGATCAAGAAGGCGCGAAAGGAAATCAAGATAGCCGCCGGTGAGGATATGGAGGGAGCCGCGCGGCGAATCATGGAACGCCTGAAAAGCAGGCTGCCGAAAAACTACAAAGACAAGCTTGAATACTCGCCGGAGCTTGCGGAAAAAGTATTCGCGTGGATCAACACCACAGACGAGCGACTAAACGAATCAATGTCAACGCTTGCGCAATCCGCCGGAAGAACCTACGTCAACGCGGTGAATACGGCGAATATGCGCGTCATTACCGGCGTCAGCACGCTTGATGAGGCTATCAAGGAAGCCGTCAAGGACGTTCCTCGCGACAAGCTTACCGTCTTTTACGACAAGGCTGGAAGGGCATGGAGCCCGGAAGGATACGCGCGCATGGTCGTCAGGACAAACCAGTGGCGCGTAGTCTCGGAAACGATGGAAATAATGGGCGAACAGCTCGGGACGGATCTTGTTGAAATATCAAGCCACATGGGTGCGCGACCGAAATGCGCGCCGTACCAGGGTAGGATATATTCTAGGTATGGGAAAACGCCAGGCTATCCGCTATTAAGCGAAACAAGCTACGGAGAACCGGACGGGATAGAAGGGATAAATTGTTCCCACCTGTTATACCCGTTTATACCAGGAGTATCAAAACAGACATACAAACCATACCAGGAAAAAGCAAACGACAAAGCATACGAGCTTTCACAGCAACAGCGCGCGCTTGAGTCACAAATCAGGAACGCGAAACGGCAAGCGTCTGTCCTGAAGGCCGGAGGAGACACGCAGGGCGCGGCGGCGTGGCGCGAGAGGGTGAAAGAGAATCAGGCGTCTTTGCGCGAGTTCATCGACGAAACCGGAAGAACGCGGCAGTACCAGAGGGAAAGAGTATTTACTTGACAAGACAGACAGAAGGTGTATACTAATTCATAACAGTATGAATTATCATACACTTTGAAAGCGGTTATCATTCTCGGGGTGCGCTCCGGGGAAAGGAGATATTATGCTGACAAAGTACAT